GTCGCCGGATTCAAGGACGTGTCAATCGTGCATCTCAGCCATGAGGCAGTGAAAGACCCTGACCCCGAGGTGCGGCACATCAATGCGCAGTACCGAATACGAATGAACAGGAGTACCTAAATGGCTGGACTAGACGCATTCGGTATTGCGCTCAAGCGCTCCGATATGGCCTCGCCTACTGCGACGTTTACCACCATCGGCAACGTGACCAATGTCAGCGGTCCGGAGATTGAGCGGGAGACGTACGACGTTACCGCGCATGACTCGGCGAACGGCTGGCGTGAGTTCATCGGTGGTCTCAAGGACGGCGGGGAGGTGTCCATTGACATCAACTATGACCCGCGCAAGCACGACCCTTACGTGCAGGATTTTGAGGACACTCTCCCGCGCGACTACAAGCTGACCTTTCCCGGGACCCTGGGGGAGTGGGCCCTCAAGCTTGTGCTTTCTGGCTTCTCTCAGGAGGCGCCCGTGGACGACAAGCTAGCTGCGTCGCTCAAGTTCAAGGTTTCTGGCAAGCCCGTTATCACCCCCGGAGCGTGACCGTGACTTACCTTTCCGCTGATGAGATCCTCGGCGCTGATGACCTCAAGCGTGAGCCTGTTGAGGTTGCTGAGTGGGGCGGCACTGTCCTAGTGCAGGGCATGTCCGGCACTGACCGTGACCGCTTTGAAGCTGCGATGCTGAACAGCAAGGGCGACGGTTTCGACAAGGATAAGGGCATGGATCAGTATCGTGCCCGCCTCGCCGCGTATTGCCTGGTTGACGCCAGCGGTAAGCGGCTGTTCCGTTCGCCTGCTGAGACTAAGCGACTCGGCGAGAAGTCGGGTACCGCGCTGACTCGGGTGGTTGAGGTTGCCTCCCGCCTTTCGGGTCTGACGGATTCCGACGTTGAGGAACTGACGGGAAACTAACCTCCCGCCCTGAGCGACAGTTCTACTTTCGTCTCGCCGGTTTCCTCGGCATGCCGGTTTCCGAGTTGCTCGCCCGTACGTCGTCCCTTGAGCTAACCGAGTGGATGGCGTACGAGCGGGTGACCGGTCCCCTTGACATTCGCCTGCGCACTGAGATTGCTGCGGGCATTGTCGCTGCCACGGTCACCAACTCTGCGGGCAGTAAGAAGCGCGCTAAGGCATCGGACTTTGTGCCGACCTGGTTCAAGCGCAAGAAGACTCCGCAGGAAATTTGGCAGGACGTCGTTGCGGCTAATGCCGCTTTGGGCGGGGTTGTTGCTGACGCCACCTCCGAATATTCGTAGGTGGTCCGTCCGTTCAAGAAAGGGGGTGCCCCGTGTCCACGCTCGCATCACTGACCGTTGATTTGGGGATTGACACTCACGGAGTAGCGGCGGGTGCGCGGCGAGCCTCAGCGGCTATCCGGTCGATCGGTGCCACCACGGCGGGCATGACGCGGGATGCTGACGGTAACTGGCGTGACCTTGACGGGCGTGTTCTGTCGAGTACGCACGCGATGATGACCAATAGCCAGCGAATGCGTGACGCGCTCGGTGGTATCGGTAGCTCAATGCGTGCGCTCGCCAGCGGGCCGACCAGTCGACTAGGCAGCGCGATATCTAGTGTGGGCCGTGGTGCTAAGGCATCGCTCATGCCTGCGGCTAAGGGTATGGCCGGTATCGCCGCTGGTGCCGTGGGTGCCGCTGGTGCTCTGGCCGCTGTACCGCTGGCGATTGTTGGCTTGGGTGTCATGGCGGCTGCACAGACTAAGCAAGTGCAGTCGGCATTCTCGGGCCTTAAGGATCACGTCACTAAGACCATGTCTTCGCTGGCTCAGCCGATGGTTAAGCCGCTGGTTGCTGCGGCCGGTCAGATCAAGGGAATCTTTGACGACCTAGCTCCGCAGCTTGGGCAACTGTTCAAGGCTGCGGCACCGATGATCAAGCCGCTAGTCGCCGGTATCGGTGGGCTGGTCAACGGTCTGGTCAAGGGATTCGTTCCCGTCATGGAAGCTGCGGGCCCGCTGGTCGAGTCGCTCGGCGCGCTGTTCACCACCCTGGGGGATGGGCTCGCCGGATTCTTCAATGGCCTGGTGGGTGGCATTGGTGCTGCGGCTGGTGTGTTCGACGGGCTAGGTACCGTGATCGGTACTATCCTGCCAGTCCTCGGAATGCTCATGGGTCAGATTCTCCGCGTGGCTGGCCCGATTCTCGGCAAGCTTCTCGCCGGTCTCGGCCCCGTGATTCAGCAATTGGGCGACGCGCTCATGCCTGTGATTGCGGCCCTCGGCCCTGTGCTTGACGCGCTGGTTGATGCGTTCCTGGCACTGCTCACGGCGGTGCTTCCAATTCTGCCGGTGCTGGCTCAGCTAATCGTTGCTCTGCTGCCCGCGCTAACTCCGATCCTGCTTGCCCTGGTGCCACTGTTCGGCGCGCTCGGCGAGGTTATCGCAGCACTTATCCCAATCCTTATGCCGATCATTCAGCTTGTGGCGTTCCTGGCTACGGCGCTTGGTAATGGGCTCGCGCTCATCATCACGTCCGTTCTAGTTCCGGCCGTTCAGGCTATCGCGGCACTGCTGCGGGGTGACTTTGGCGGAGCGCTTGAGTTCGCTAAGACTGCCCTGAGTGGTGCAGCCACATTCGTAAAGCTGATCTTTGTGAAGCTTCCGGGTGAGCTGCTGTCCGCGCTGGCTCCGCTCGGCGGAATGCTGTGGGACATGACCAAGGCGGCGGGAATGCGCATGGTCAACGCTGCCAAGGCAAAGGGCGTCGAGTTCGTTGCCTACATCAAGACGCTACCGAGTAAGGCTAAGGCTGCACTTGGAAGCATTGGCAGCGTACTTCTCAATGCGGGTAAGCAACTGATCGCCGGTTTCATTCGCGGTATCACCTCACAGTTTGGTGCGGTCCGGTCCAAGCTTTCGAGCCTGACTAGTTCGCTGCCCGACTGGAAGGGTCCGGCTCCGCTGGACAAGAAGATCCTTGCTCCCGCTGGTCGAATGGTCATTGGCGGATTCATGAGCGGGATTGATAAGCAGACGCCACTACTCAAGCGTCAGCTAAACGGCCTCACCTCGGATCTCCCGGGAATGGCTATGGACGTCTCGCCCAAGGGTGTCATGAGTGCATCGCTGAATAGCGCGCAGGCATTGACGCTAGATGTCACCGGGTCGGACGAGGATATGAAGCGGCTAATCCGACGCATAGTCAAGACCGATGGTCGGGGCAGCGTTGAGACCGCTTTCGGTAGTCGATAAGAGAGGGGGTCAGCGGTGACCTTTCCGCTGGACATTCGCACGGAACTCAAGCTAGGTAATGCGTGGTCGGACATCAGCTCTGATGTCTACCTGCGTGACCCTAAGCGAATTACGCGCGGCATCCGCGACCAGGGTTCCACTGCTGACCCCGCCTCTCTGTCGCTCACGCTGAACAACCGGGCCGGTAAGTATTCGGTCCGCAATGCCATGTCGCCGCTGTACGGTCTGATTGGCCGGAACACTCAGGTGCGCGTGTCTGTCCCCGCTACGGGTGACGGGTACCTGAACTTGGATGGGCTGGTTGGCAACTCCCTGAGTACGCCGGACGTTGCGCCGCTGGACATCACCGGTGACCTAGACGTGCGCGTTGAAATGGCAGCGAATTGGTATGGCGCCGAGAATCAGCTAGTCATTGGCAAGTGGCTTCCGGGGCAGGCTAGTTGGATGGTGCAGCTCTATGACGGTGTCGTGTACTTCCGGTACACGTCTACCGGCACTGAGGCAACGGACACTCTCGCGCACGCGCGCACCCTGCCTGCCCTCCCTGAGCGTGCTGCCCTGCGGGTGACGCTGGACGTCGATAACGGTTCCGGCCAGCACACGACTACGTTCTATTGGGCTACCAGCCTTGACGGCGCATGGACTCAGATTGGTTCGCCGATCACGTCCGCTGGCGCAACCCCGCTGTTCGCCGGTAGTGCCCCTCTGCGTATCGGTCTGGACGACCCGCGCCCGAACGTCCTCTCTCCCCGCATCCCCATGACTGGCCGTGTCTACCGCGCTGAGGTGCGGAACGGCATCAACGGCCCTGTGGTGGCCTCTCCTGACTTCCGTGCGCTGGCGGACCGGACCACCTCCCTGAACGACTCAGCGGGCCGTGTGTGGTCTGTGGTGGGTGGTGCTGAGATTCGGCGCCGTGAGGATCGCTTTGTGGGGGAGATCTCCACGTGGCCGCTTAAGTGGACTGCGGACGCTTCCGATATTTGGACTCCGGTACAGGCTGATGGAATCCTGCGGCGCCTCGGGCAGGGTCAGAAGGAACTTTCGTCTACGCTCCGCAGGCGCATTCCGTCGGGGAAGCCTGTGGCCTATTGGCCTATGGAGGAATCGCAGGATGCTACCCGCGCGTTCTCGCCGGTCGCTGGCGTACAGCCTGCCACTGTGGCGGGGGTTGAGTGGGCTGCGGCTAGTGACCTTTGGTCGAGTGCCCCGCTTCCGCAACTGACTGCGTCGGCGAGCATGTCCGCGCCGGTCCCTGCGTCAATGCCCTCGGGGGAGTGGCAAGTTGAGTTCGTCTACAACGCTGGTGACAAGATTCCCCCGGCCAACGGTCCGTCCGCGCCGGTCATTTCGGTGTCCTCCCCGAACGGCACAGTGCGTCGGTGGGAAGTCCTCATGCGCGCGGGTGCTGTGCGGGTGTGGGGTTACGACGCTGGCGGTAATGACCTAGCCAACATGAACATCGGTGTTGGCAATGACGTGTTCCACGGGTGGACGCGCATGCGTCTGTACGCGGTCGACAATGGCGACGGTACGTTCTCGTTCGGTCTGTTCTTTCAGGATGTTGGCGGCGACGCTGGCGGGCTCAAGGGAACCATTACGGGTACCTGTGGCCGAGTCAGCGCGGTGACCGGTGCTTGGGGTGCGCTGACCGAGGGTTGGGGTATCGGTCATCTGGCCGTGCTGCCTAACGCTAAGTCGACGCTGTACGACGGATCAGACGATGCTTACCAGGGCGAGACCGCGTGGCAGCGTCTATCCCGCTTGGGCAATGAGGAAGGCGTGTCTATCGGGCGAATCCCGGGGCCGCTTACTCCGCAGCGTGTTGGCCCTCAGCGCCCGGCCAAGTTGGTTGACTTGCTTGAGGACGTGGCCGAGTCTGACGGCGGTTGGCTCACCGAGTCGCCGCGCAGGGTTGGGCTCACCTACCGGGACCGGTCCAGCGCGTACACGCAAGAGCCTGCGCTAACGCTGTCGTACACGGCGCCTGGTCTGTCTGACGACCTTGAGCCCGTGGACGATGACAGCGACGTGACGAACGATGTGACGGTTACCCGCGATGGGGGTTCGTCCGCGCGCGCGTACCTGGCTAGCGGCACGCTGAGTGTGCAGTCACCGCCCAATGGGATCGGCGTGTACGACACGGCTAAGACGCTGTCTCTGTCGGACGATACGCAGCCCGAGCCTGTGGCCAACTGGCTGTTGCACTTGGGCACTTACGACGGCGCCCGGTATCCGGTCGTCACGGTGTGGCTGCACAAGCCTGGTGCTGAGGTGCTGGTGCCGCAGGTGCTTGGCCTGCGCGAGGGTGACGTCATCCGACTGACCAACCTGCCTAGTTGGCTGTCGCACAGCGACGTTGACCTAATCGTTCAGGGCTGGTCGGAAACGCTGGACATGTACCGGTGGGAGATCTCGTTCAACTGCGCGCCGGGTGGCCCGTGGAATGTGGCCAAGGCTGAGCACCCGACGTATGGAAAGGCGGACACGGACGGCACCGTTCTGCGTACCGCTGTCGGTGTCTCGGATACGTCGCTGTTCACTCAGGTTACGGCCGGTCCGATGTGGACGGATGCCCCTAAGGAGACCCCCTTTGATATCGAGATAGCAGGGGAGCGGATGCGCGTTGACGCTGTCGGTGCGCTGGTCACCTCCGAAAATCCGTATATGGAAACCGGCATTGCTGGTTGGTCGCTTGAGAATTCCACGCTGTCTTGGGATCAGACGATCACTCACCCCCGCGCTAAGGGCTCGCTAAAGATCACGCCTAATGGCACATCGGCCGTGGTCGGTGCGGCTGGCACTCTCAGCGCTGTGGGAACGGTGATCCCTGGTAAGTCGGTGCGGTGTGGCATGTGGGTTTACTCGCCGGTCGCGCTCGCCGATGTTCAGCCGACGATTCACTTCTACAACACTGCGGGAACGTTCATCTCTACGGGTGGTCTCGGGACTGGCTATGCCGTTCCGGCCGGTCAGTGGACGTACCTAGAAACGGTGCTTGCTTCCCCTGCGCTGGCTACTCGTGGCCGTATCCGTCCGCGCATTGGTGGCACGCCGACGACCCCGCTCTATGTGTGGGCTCCGAAGGCTGTCACCACGGACGGGCTAGCTGTCTCTGACTCGTTCACGCGTACTGCGGCGAACGGTTGGGGCACGGCGGACACGGGGCAGACCTGGTCTTGGTACGGCTCGGGTACCGCAGCGAACTACGACGTGACGTCGAATACGGGTCGGCATTCGATTGCCACCCGGAACGTGTACCGGATTACCGCGCTTGACGGCGTGAATCTGGCGGACGTCGAAACGCTGGTCAAGGTAACGGTTCCTGGCACGTACACGGGGGATGGCGCGTACCTGTACTCGCTGGCTCGCGCGGATGCGACGCTGACCAACTTCTACATGGCTCGGCTGTTCATCAGCACGGGCAATGTGGCGACTCTCAGCCTGCGGAAGCGCACCCCCACTGAGACCGTGCTAGCTACGGCAACCAGCACCATGACGCATGTGGCTGGCCAGTCGTACAACATCCGTCTCAGCGTCGTCGGGTCTGACCTCAAGGCGCGCGCGTGGATCGCTGGCCAGCCTGAGCCTGCCGTGTGGCATGTGACTGCGACGGACACGGACCCGCTGATTCCCGCCTCGGGCACGGTTGGGCTCCGCTCGTTCCTGGCTACGGCCAACACGAACACGCTCCCCGTGGTCATGGCGTGGGATGACTTCCAAATTACTAACGCTCAGCGATTCGCTGTCACGCGTTCAACGAATGGTGTTGCCAAGTCGCATGCGGCTGGTGAGTCCATAGCGCTGGCGCGGTCTGCTGTCGCATCACTTTAGGAGATTCCTTGGCTACGCCTGTTGAGACTTGGCTACCGGGCATGGACATTACGGCCGGACGGCTTGAGTCCATGAATCAGCGCGCTTGGCTGATGGTGACCAACTACGGTGCCGACGCTTCCGGCTCGGTGAATGCGCACACGCAGATTCAGCTAGCTCTCAATGATGCGAGGGACCGGGGCGGTGCTTGGGTGCTGGTGCCCCCCGGTACCTACCTGCTCGGCGCGACGCTGCGTATCTACAACAACACTCGCCTGACCCTCATGCAAGGTGCTGAGTTCCGGCGCAATCAT